TTGGCTAACATATTCATTAGATAATCCCCCAGTGAACCGCCAAGATGAGGTTAAACAGCACGATATCTAAAAGGGCTAAGATCATGAGGCACCTCGTATCTTTCTGAGTTGCTCTACGACTTGCTTGATCTCGTCTTCAGTGCGCCAAATACCAATAAATGTATTTCCTTTATCACCATGAACTTCGTAGGAATAACGACGATAGCCATCTGTTTTTCCGTCATCTAAGATGTAAACGTGACAATCTTCTTCTGGCTCAAAAGGCTTCGGTAGCTCAAGTTCAAGCTTGATGGTTTGAGGTTTGAGGCGGAAATCAACACGAACATTATCAAAAATATCAAGATTGTATTTGCTCTCATCTAAGTCATACCAGTTGACACAATTTACATTCTTGATTTGAATATCAACTCCATTAGCCCACGCAAGCTTTGCCTCAGCACCGCTAATCAATGCTGGGTCTTGGGGTTGAGCGATTGGTGTCAAACTATTAGCAATATAGTTTTCATAGTCATTTGATTTATTAATAGCTGATTTACACCATTCACCCTGCCAGTAATAAATAACCTTGTCGCTAGTTAAATAAATAGAATTTTGCTGCTTGTCGCGATGAGTCGCATCCTTCACATCATTACGCTTCAACACAACAAGGTCGCGGAGTTGAGCTATAGTAATTTCTACGCACTCATCCAAATTCATATTGTGGCGGTAGAAACTTCCGCTACCATCTTCAAAAACTGCAACCCATCCCACATATGGTTCATATGAAGAGTTATCAGGCTGGTAACCAATCTTTTTAAATAGATCCCTTGCTTCATCTGCGCTAGCTTCATCATTAACTTTGATTTTGTAGTTATCCATGAGAGGGCTCCTCGTAAAACTCATCTGCAAGTTCTACATAGTCAGAAGTTGATTCATCCCAAACCATTAACAAATGCTTGCGACCACATGTGTAGTAATGCTCAGCAAGTTCTTCTGTTAGGTTTCCATCTGCATCCCATGTTTGGCTATAAACGTTACGGTAAAGGCGAGGGTGAACACAGTCACAACCTTGCTCACAAGCCCATTCTTGGTTTTCAGTAAGAGTTGGTAATTTAAAAATAGGTTTAATGTTCATCACTTCACCCCCTCAACCTGAACACGCACATACATGTTCTGTTTTGCTTTGAGTTCGTTGACGTGTTGCTCGTCGGCACAGCCTTTTAGGAATGCAAATACAATGAAGGTGATAACCCAGAAAGCTATGAATGCTTTCGAGCCATCCCTAAAGGCTTGGCTAAACTTGTACTTTTCAATTCTTTGATTCATACTTATCTCACTCTTTGAGTAGCCCTGCATCCGCCAAGATTGTTCAGGGCTTTTTAATATTCGGTAGAGTTATGTTCAACTAATTGAACATTAATGTCAATACTTTGTTCAATAAATTAATTAAAAATGTTCAATATTCTGAATTCATGCTTTAATAGACAAAAGAAAACCCACACGGGGTGGGTTGTTTGGAGTTTGTTATGGGCGAGAAAAAGCAAGAGTATGCAATTATCCCAAAGGGTAGTTGTGTAAGCATTATGGGGTGTCGCATCACCTTAGCGGAGGATACTAAGGTTGAGGGTAATCAAGCTAATATTGATTACATCCTCAAAGATCAAGAAAATTTTAACAGAGGTATTGGTGTTGTTGGTGGGGCTTTAAGTAATCAATTAAAAGAAAGTGGTCTTTAATGGATCAACTAATTTTTGCTCAACATTATAAGAAGCCCAATCATTTAGATCAATTTTAGCAACAAAAATTGTATCATCGTGATCAACATAAGATTTTAAAAAATCTCTTATCTGTGATGAAGTATAAGTGGTTTTTACAATAAATTGAGACAAGGTTGGTTTAACCCAGACCGTTCCCGACAGAGCATCGATACCCTCTTGAAGTCGAGTATAGTTTTTAATCTTATGTAGATCGTATGTAATTGAGTATGCTGCCATTTATTTTCTCCACCCGATCTGTTGTAAAGACTGTGTCGGGTTCACAGTGAGTTTATAGATATGAATAATGAAAGCAATTATCTGATAATGGCTATGAGTCTAGTAATAATAGCAACGTCACTTCCTGCAATTTACTGTAACCTCATGGTCGTTGGAATGTGTTATGGCGCAGCGCTTATACTCATTATTGCCTCCATAAAACTGAAAATAAAAAGATACAAGAATGGCGATAATTGCTAAGGTTTGAGATACAAATGCATTCGGGTGGCGTTTTATTGAATTAATCAGGAATATGAAAAAGCCAACATGGTAGGATAATAATTTAGCCGCCCAATGACGATATGGTTCTCTTACTACTGTAATAATTCCAGTTGCAGGGTTGCTATCAATTAGTCCTGGATCTCCTTTGTACCAAGTCTTAATCTTTTTTACTAATTCTCCAAACATATGTTATTCTCAACTTATCAATTATCTTGTGATATTGGTGGGCGCAAAGGCTAATGCTGCCAACATTAGTCAATCCAAGACCTTCCTAAGCTTGGGTGGAAAGACCGACTTATCATCGGTCTTTTTTTATTATTTAATTTTCTGCCCCAACTTTCCTTCTTTTACCAACTGCACGACCTGCTCATTAGTAAGCACAGGAATAAAGACTTTGTCGCCAATATCTTTAGAAAGAATCTTCACTTCTTCGGCTGTTAGCACCAAAGCTTCACCATGTTTCGCAGCATCATTGATGCGAGCAATAATCTGGTTGATTGGTAGTTTTGCGTTATCCAATTCCATTCTCCTTTTTTAACCTGCACGCCAAAATTGGCGACCCATAACTTTAAAATTCAATCCATTTTGCTCCGTGACTTCACGATCTCTGTATTTAGGATTTAGGCTGTGCAGAATCAGTTTCCCGCCTTCTTCCTTGAAAATCTGCTTAATCATGCCTTCACCCTCAAAGTAAACAGCATAAATTTGACCATCGATAATGTCGGTTTGGGATATATCAATGCCAACCAAATCCCCATCATCAATCTTGTCCGCCATACTGTCGCCTTTAGCCTTGATGATGCGCATGCAATCAGGATGAACATTTTTTTGTTTAAAAAAACTAGGTGGGAATGGCTGTTTTCCATTGATCACATCAAAGTGAAACTCTATAGATTCTCCTGTGCCACAAGAAAAACTTGCCTCTACCACATCAATCCAGATAAATCCATCATCCCCACCATACTCAACTACTGACGCGCTTTGAATATCATTCACATCAAATGATGATTCATCTTTCTTGGATAGGCCGTGCTTATCCATAAATTCTTGCATGTTGAAGTTGGTTAAATTTTGTTTTTCTTTTCCAGTAAGAATCCATCTGGATGTTGTTTTTAATGCGGTTGCTAGCGCCTCAATGTGCTTTGCGCTCGGATTATTACTTCCATTTACCCAACCAGAAACAGTTCCTCTAGCAGCGCCAGTGAGCCTCATTAAATCCGCTTGAGATAACTTTAATTCAGCCATTCGAGATTGAATGCGATCAGAAACAGAATTATCCATCGTTCAAAACCTTATATCAGATGTTCAAAATTATGAACAAGAAGTTTGACAAATGCTTGAACATGTTGTTCAATAAGTTGAATTAATATGTTCAGGAATTTGAATATGAATGTAGAGCATTTGAGGGAGTTCTACGGTGTAGAAAATAACTCTCAACTAGCCAAGAAAATCAAAAAAGCACGCTCAGGTATTACCAAATGGGAGCAAGAAGGCATACCACCAAGAACGCAAGCTGCCTTTGAAGTATTAACAAATGGAAAGCTAAAGGCTGACCGTCAAGCATTAACTGCCTAGGAAAAACCATGACTAAACGTAAACCAAAGAAGGATGCGTCTATCACCATCCATATGCCAACAGACCACAAAGAACAGTTGTCCTCATTGGCTGAAATGCTACGAGCAGGACAGGGTGCAAGTGAGTATGTGTACGAAACGTTAATCAAGCCTCATCTCCAAAAATTGAAAGCTGAGACGAAGATTAAACAAAAGATTTTCGGCTTAACAGAGAGCGATAAAAACCATGAGCTGCATTCAGATTTATCAGTGCGCTCAGAAACAGCAGACATTAAAAAAGCCTGATTTCGTGGATCAGGCTCAATGTTCAATCGGAGAAGGACCAAATGAACCATTCAATATTAGCAGAAACAGTAGAGAAGGGGAACTAGATGAGTAAAACCACTTTTAAATTTATTCAGTGGTACGAATCTAAGTACCCTGAGTTTGTAAATCGATATGGAGCTTTAAAACGCTTATATGACTCTGATTTAGATAGTTTCTTCATTGAAGAAATTGATGAGCTGTATAAGGAATTTAAGCAAGGTGGTGTTGTATGAGCTTATACACCACAGGTCATCCGGTTGTAGACAAAATTGCCAGCCTCAATATTGAAGGCAATGTCATTCCTGCTAATTGGTTTAATACTTTCAAATTGGAAAATGGAAAGCCCGATACAAATGCGGTCATTTTGCTTTCAGAAATTGTTTATTGGCATCGTCCGACTATTGTCCGTGATGAAGATTCTGGGCATATCGTTTCGGTAAAGAAAAAATTCAAAGCTGATTTATTGCAACGCTCATATCAGAGTCTAGCAGATCAATTTGGGTTCTCAAGGAAGCAAGTTAAAGAAGCATTAGATCGTCTTGAAAAGTTCGGCGTGATCAAGCGTCACTTCCGCTCTGTAGATGTAAATGGTCAAAAACTTAGCAATGTTTTGTTCATTGAATTAGTTACCCATGTTCTCTTTGAAGTGACCACCCTCCTAACTTCTACGGTAGGACCCTCCTCACTTGAAAGTCATGACCTCCCACCCTACAGGGAAGACCCTCCCCACCTGGAGGGTGACACATATACAGAGAATACTACAGAGATTACTACAGATAGTAAGTTAAGCACGGCTGAGCTTGAAAAAATCTTGAAAGGGAAGAAACCATGTGAAGCTCTTGTCGCTATCGGTTTAGAACTTGAAGTTGCTAAACGATTCAATGAATACCGTAAGACCCTTAAAAAACCATTAACTCTTGATGCTGTGATCAAGCATTACCACGAAAGCTGCAATGCAGGGATTTCAACTAATGATGCAGCTCGTATTGTTTTGAGTGAATCGTGGATTGGGTTTGCTAGTCGTTACAACTGGAAGCCAGCATTTGAAACTTTGAATGGTTCTGCACAACAACAAACACCAGCAGATATGAAAAATGCTGATCTTAATTATGGAGATTGGTAATGAGTTCTGATATCCAAAATATTTCTATTGAGCAGAGTGTTCTTGTTGCACTCATGACAACAAGCAACTCACTTGAAGTAGTTGCAAACGATTTGACTGAGGAACATTTCTTCGCTGGACGACACAAAATCATTTATCGCGCCATTGTTGAGTTATCAAATGCTGATATGCCATATGACGCTGTATTCGTTGGCAAGCATCTTCAAGAAAGAAATCTGCTAAACGATATCGGCGGTGAAGAATATTTAATTCAACTAAACAGCGCTATAGGTAGTGTGCATCACCTTGAATACTTTGTTGCTGAATTAACAAAGTTAAAAAATCACCGTGAAGTTGAAGGCATTGGACTTGCCATTGCTGGACGGGCAAAAGACTTAACAGTAAGTGATATTTACCTTGAAGCTGAGAACCTATTCAGCACATCAAGTAGCACTATCGAACAGAAGCAAACTGGTTTTGATTTCAATCAAGCCTTAGAAAAAACTTTAGAACGTTTCGAGAAGAAAATCGCCCAGAAGGAAGAAAAAGGGTTTATTGGAGTTCAATTTAATATTCCTCACTTAGATAACCTTCTTGGCACAATCGAGAAAGGACATTTTTGCGTAATTGGTGGTCGTCCGGGTAGTGGCAAGTCAACACTCGCGCAGATGTGTGCAATGCAAACTGCTAAGCGCTACAATATGCCTGTTTTATTTATCTCTGCTGAGATGGATACGCCAACCCTAACCAACCGCATGATCTCAGCATTAGGGCATATCCCATATAACAATCTGCACAATGGGGAAATTTATGACGGGATGTTTGAAAAGCTTACTGGCACGATAGCTCAGTTCCGCAACCTTCCAATTTTTATTGAAGAGAAGCAGAAGCCAACAATTTCTGAAATCCAAAGCTATGCGCGCAAAGCGAAGCGTAAGTACAAGGCTTTGGGCTGCATCATTGTTGATTATATCGGCTTAATCCGAGACCCATCTAAGAAGGATCGCGTTCAAGAAGTTGCATCAATCAGTCGTGACTTAAAAGCTATGGCAAAAGAGTTTGATTGCCCAGTAATTGCATTGGCTCAACTTAACCGTGGAGCAGAAGGACACAAGCCAGTAGCAAGTGATCTTAAGGATTCTGGACAGATTGAACAGGATGCAGACCAAATCATCATGGTTCATCCATTACTCGAAAAAGAGACAAATGCACCTACAGGTGTAACTGAATTAATCATTGCTAAAAACCGTCACGGGAAGCGCGGATCTGTAAAGGTTCAGGATCGCTTAGATATTTGTCGTTTCGTAGGCATGTCATTTCCAGTGGAAGAGAGAGGTGCAGCGTGAAAACTTTAAATAGAACAAAGAAATTGAACTTTGATGACCAGCTTAGCTTACTCGTGTTTGGCTGTCATGCATCAGCGCCTTTCAGTGTCAAAGACGTGAAGGAATCAGTGTTTGATTTCAATCGAGGAACCATCTACAGCAATCTTCAAAAATTTGTTGAATGGAAATATTTCGAACGTGTTGGGAAAAATCATTACAAGGCAACTCAATACGCAAAAGACATCCTGAATGTTAAAGGGGAGCTGAAAGCATGATCGAATTTGCAGATTACAACTCAATGATGAAGCTGCGCAGAGATTACAACCTCGGCACTCGTAATGAAGAAACAAGAGCAGCAGCGAACCTCTACGAGAAATTAAGAAAGCTGGAAATGCTAGACCAGCTCAAGCAGGAAGCCATTACTAAACGTTACAAGGAGGCGGTATGAGTGGGTTATTTAATGTTTATAGCGCTTCGCGAACAGGGCATTTAATTGAAGGTTTAACGCCATTCGAAGTGTTAAGAGATATGGATAAGAAGGGGGAATTAGTCGTTGGGGGGATATTTTACAGCAGGGGGCAAGTAAGAAAAGAGGGCATTGATAAATGTGCTGATCTAGTACTTATGCAAACTGATACTCCAAAAATGGAGTTTGATTGGAGTTCCAAGTACCTAAAGGTGTTCTTTTTTCAGCTTGAGAGTTCCAGGCCAATAGTTATTACACAGGATCTCTTAGATGCCTATGCCATCGTTAAACGTGACGGAGAACAATAATGAAACCAGAACAGTTTATTCGTGAGTTTGGGGTAAAGAAGGCGAGAGAGTTGTTAGATCAATTGCATAAGCTTGGCTGTCCAGATGATATGAAAATCACTGTAATTAACGGTATGTGGCAACGTACGAGCAATGGGTTCACGTATCCAGAACTCAAGCGTCTCGTTGAGAGTGTTGAACTGGTTGAAGTATGTGGAGGACTTGTTGAAGCAAAAAAGAAAATGAATAGTGAATCCCTTCGTTCTGCAACGATTGAGTATGTTTTATATAAAGCCATCCGCGACCACGAATCAATATACGGAGGCGGGGATGAATCTTGAACAATGGCAACGAAGTAAAAAGATAAAAGCCGAAGCAGAGGCAGCAGCTAAGCGCACAATTGAGCGTGTATTGAATGCAGTAAAGGAGCCAGCCATGAGTGAGTTTAAAGAATACAAGATCAGAGTTAATGAGACTGAAAGTAAGGTCGCTCAAGAGTTGTTTTTCAAGCTTGGCTATAAGTGGCCATTTACTGGACAGCATGTGGTGTGGCTCTCAAAACCTTGGCTTTCAACAGGGATTACTGGTCAGATCTATTGGCATGAAGAAAACCAAAGTGAAGATTTCTACAGATGCAAGTTAATCACTTTGGAGCAGCTAGGAGAATTGGCAGGCCACCGCATTGATGAGTCAGTAGACCAAATGTTTAAAGATGCAATTGAACATGGTAACGACTTAGCAATGGTGTCAATTGAAGGTGTTGAGCACGTATCTATTGCTCAAGTAATTAAGCCATTTCCTTGTGAAGAGCTTGGCGACGACTCCCACATAGAAAACCACATCAGCCCGCTGTGTAAATCAAAGGATGTTTGAGATGGATAAGTGTAGAGAAGAGTTTGAGAAAACAAGAACATTTAAGAGTATTTATTCAACTCTCATGTACTTTGAAGAGTCTTTGGATTTATACACAACTAAAGAGAAATGGAGAGAAGAAGATGCTTGGAGATTGACATACGCATGGTGGGCATACAAAGAGCTTCAAACCAGAATTGATAGTAAAAGAGAAGCCACAAAAGGAGGTTTTTCTCAGTGGTTTAAAACAACAAATTATTTCGGAGCATATTTTACAGATTTGGACCTCACTTTAAATCATCGCGATCAGTTCGAGAACGACATCATTAACAGTGCTTGGTTAGCTCATCAAAGCCGCCAAACCGAGGTGGATGAGCTGCAAAAGCGGGTGGATCAACAGGGACTAATCATTGCAAAGGCTATGTCTATTGCATCAGACCTTCAAAAGAGCTGGTCAATGTTTGAGATTGGCAAGAAGTTAGAGCAAGCGATCAAGGGGGAAGGATGAAAGACTTTGCGATAGCAATTATCTACGGTGCAGCGCTATTCGTATCAATTAAGTATGCATGGCGTTGGTACAACGGTGAGCTTTCAACACCTGCAATTATGGAGTGGTTTGGCAGAGGATTCTTTTTTGCTTGGGGAGTAATAGCAGCGACTTTAACTATGGTTTTGGTTATCCGCTTAATTACGGAGTATGTCAAATGACCACATTCAAAGAGGCTCAAAGGGTCCAGTCACAAAAGGCAGCTCGTTCAAAGCGATTCAACCGAGTACCTACAGAAGATCAAGAACAGATGGCGCTCATGAGTTGGGCGCATCGTGTGAAGTATGGTTCAGGGCGTTTGAGTGATTACTTATTCCATATTCCTAATGGTGGCTCAAGAAACATAATTGAAGCTGCAAAGTTCAAGAAGTTAGGCGTAAAGGCTGGTGTTCCAGACCTTCAGCTAATTGTTCCAAATGGTGAGATACACGGGCTTTGGATTGAATTGAAGTCAAAGAAAGGGAAGTTACAACCAAGTCAAAGGCTCATGATTCAACGCTTAGAAGAACAAGGTTATATGTGCAAAGTCTGCTTCGGTGCAGATGAAGCTATAGATGAAATTAAAAAGTATTTGATGATTTGAGGTGGCGTGATGGTCTTTTACGAAGTTGGGACATACGAACAACACGAAGAAGGTTTTCATGCTTTCTTTCGCACTCGATATGAAGATAAAGCTGAACAAGTCAAAGCATGGGCAGAGGAGTACCAAGCTAAGACACCTGAATGGCCTACAGGTGAGACTGATGAAAAGCAGATTCAATATATGGATCTTGTTCGAAAAATTGATGATGAATTTGCGGAACTGATCGGCAAGAAGTTCCCAATCTCAAATTATTCAAAAGATATGTACTCAATACTTATAAACAAAGCAGAATTAGACGATTAAGGGTGACGGTATGAATGCAGTAGCAGTTGAGAAGTTTGAACGTTTTGAATGGTTGACTCATGGTTTAACTGCGAGTTCACCAAGTATTGAGCCAGTGGTCCGCGGAACAGGAGAGAAACCTTTGAACTATCAAGACCGCTTGGGTGCTATTGCTTCAATGGATACCCAACTCGAAAAAGCAGTTGCGTCAGTAATTATCTTTGGCGAAAAAAGCAAAGGTGACTTTGATTATATATTGAAGCATCTTGCAAGTATTATGATTGTTGGTGCGCATGATGATAAGCGCTCTAAACCTAAAAACATCAAGTTAGAGGATCTAGCAAGAAAAGTTGCTTGGATGGTAACTATGTTCACACTCAAGCCAGGCATGGAAGATAACTTTACAGCTAAAGGTAGATTGCAATTAGCAGCAGGGATTAAAGAATCAGAGATGACTTTGAAAGCTTATGATGGCACATGGAAGCAGTATGAAAAGCTGATGTGTCTTGCTATAGAGTCTGCAATTGATGGCGCTGCAAAGGCAATTGAAAAGTACAAGAAAAATACTTACAAAGAAATGTAAAAAAAATTCTAGGAATATTTCTCTGATGGAGATATAGTATTCCTATACTGGTCGTATTACGGATTTCCGAAGACCAAGCCATTAAAGCTCACTTAATCGTGGGCTTTTTGCTTTTATGCCCTACAAGCTTAGAACATTGGATTCCGATGTGCTGGACTGGATTTCTAGTCGATGCTTAAACGTAGGGCTTTTTTTGGAGGTTCACATGCTCCGAAGAATTAAGCGGGTCTTTTGCATACATGTTTGGGAGTATGGATCGGATTACAACGACGACCCAATCAAAGAATGCAGAAAGTGTGGAAAGATTAAGGTAATATAATTAACTATTGAGAATACAATGACTTATATTAAATCAAGTCGTTGCATTTCCAATTAACATGCCGCATTATTAATCAAATTACTTTATTAATGGTGTGGTATGAAACTAGTTCGTTTAGAAACAATTAGACTTAATGATGGTTCATTTGAATTGCAATTTAATGAGGATGGATTTACGCCATCTTATCCAAATACTATCAATGACGATGGTGTTGATGTTGCATCAGGTAAGGTTAATGTAGATTCTATTTACTATCATCATTTAGATAGAGATGACACGAGATATTTAATTTATTTAAAAGGCTACCATGGCAGAGTAGATGGCACAGAAATCCCAAGTCTTGAAAAAGCATTAGATGCTCATCTGCAAAGTTAAAAATTAAACTGAATTTATTTACAGCCCTGCATTTGCGGGGTTTTCTTTTTTACGCCATTCGTCTAATTGGATAAGACATCATAATTCTAGTGTGATTGATGCGGGTTCGAGTCCTGCATGGCGTGCCATTTAATTTAGAGAAGTGTGCTGCATAGATATAGCCTCTTGCCAAAGTGGATATCAAAGCTAAGGAGTAGCTCACTTCATCTAAGTCAAATGGATTGGGGTATTTATGAATCGAAAACAAAAGAAAGCAAAACGATTGGCTGCCAAGGCACATACAAAAAAGCAAGCTCAGATCTATATGACTCCTAAAGAGAAGCAAGACATTTATGAGTGGAACACTGCTCACAATGAACTGCATGAAGAATTCATGGAAGGTTTTGAAGAGCCTCAGTTCATTAAGGGTTTTAAGGTCGGCATTTGGCTTGCATTCTGTGCTGCAATAATTTGGATATTCTGGCATTTCTTGGGGTGAACATGGACACAATCGAAGCGAAGAAGAATTTAGAAATCTATAGACGTAATCTTAGCCGGTTAGAAAACTATAACCATTTATTCAGCAGCCATACGTTTAAGACTGAATGTCAGCGTGAAGTAAATACTCTCAGAACCAGAATAGAGAATCTAGAAAATGCGTTCGACAAAGAGGCTAAACGAAATAAGAGCGTTACCATGCGTTAGATGTGGTCAGAGTCCTAGTCAAGCCGCTCATTCAAATAGCTCGAAGCATGGTAAGGGTAGAGGAATCAAAGCCAGTGATGAGTTTACAGTACCCTTGTGTGCGATTTGCCATGGTTTATTCGATCAATTTAACTTAGGCACAAGACAAGAATCGGAATTGATGTTTGATCAGTGGTTAGAAAAAACAGAGCGCATGCTTAATCTTAAAGATGATAAGGTGTTTTGAAATGGAACCTAGATTCGTCATCAAAAACCATTCTGACATCAACTATGTAATTGGCTATCTCAATACTAATCATGCAAAGG